GGACATTCCGACAGCTGCTCGCGGCAAGGTCCGCGCCTTCCTCAAAGGCCATGTCAATTTCGACGCTTTCGCCGCCAATCTTGGCGTTGAGAGCCGTAACGTGCTCAACGCGGACCTATTGGTGTTTGCCGCAAATGAAAATCTCATGTCCGACGTTCAGGCCATCATTGACGAAACCGCTAATCCTATGGCGCATGATCCTTATGCCGTCGTGAACGGTATCATCGATGCGCAAATCGAGGCGGGTATGGACCCGACAAAGGCGTTCTCGCTCGATATTCCCCGCGCCTTCGATCTTGACGCCGTGTTGGTCGATGTCGAGCCGTTCCTTTCGCCTGTCGTGCGCAAGAGCCTTTCCGACGCGTTGTTTCCGGTCATTGCCGCCGCCAACAAGCCTGTTGTCGTCAAAGAGGTTGAAAAAATTGTGCTTAGGGACGCGCCGCTTATCGCGCCTCGAGGCGCAATCCCCTACGCCGAAAAGACCGGCGCGACGCTGCCGTTCAACAAGCTTTTCGGAACCCGTACTACCTTGGGCTTTGGTACAAAGCCTATCAGTCTATGGGAAAGTCACGGGCAAGCTCCGCGCGTCGACCCGTATTTTATCGTTGACGCGGAACCCATGGCGGTTCTCGCGACAGCCGCCGAGCATGAAACCAATGTTTGGATGGTAGGACCGTCGGGCGCGGGTAAGTCGACGATGCCGCGTCAGTTCGCGGCCTATACCGGTCGCCCTATCACGGTCATAGCCTTTACCAAGCAGACCAACGTACAGGAGTTGGTAGGTGGCATGTCCGCCAAGGATGGTTCGACCGAATGGATGGACGGTTCGCTTATCGCCGCGATGCGCAGGCCGGGCATGATTATTTTCATCGATGAGCCGACGCTAGCCAGTGCTGGCGTACAGGCCATCATTCAGAACGTGACGGATGATCATCGTTCGTACACCATTCACGAAACCGGTGAGGTTGTGCGCGCGGCTCCGGGCGTGTTTTTCTGCATCGCTGACAACACCAATGGGGCGGGTGACGAGACTGGCCAGTATCAGGGAACGAACCAAGCCAACACGGCTCTTGTCAATCGTTTCAAAAGGATGGTTCGCGTCGACTATCTGACGAAGGCGCAGGAAACCAATGCTCTGGTAAACCATACTGGAATTCCCGCCCCCGCCGCCGAGCATGTCGCTGATTTCATGGCAAGAGCCCGCAAGCTGCCGGAAATGGAAGGCATCGCGCTTTCGCTTAGGCAAATGGTGGGTTTTGTCGACATGGTGAAGGATGGCTTTTCCGCTAGGTATTCCATGGAGTGCGCTATCCTTGTGAAGCTTCCCGCGACCGAGCGTGCCGCCATCGAGACCATGGCAACGCTGCAATGGACCGGGGAGTTCGAAAGCCTGCTAGCTGGCGTCAGTCTTACCAATGCCCCAAGCAATTCATCTAGCGCGGCAGCTTTTGACGATGAGTTTTCAGCCGAAATTAATCGTTGAATAATTCAATAGGAGCCCCTATATACGGGGCTCCATAACCCTAGGAGAAACGACCAATGTCATATTTTTACCCAGAGGCTCTTAACGCGATGGAAAAGATTGCGATCGATCTTTTCCAGCGTGCTTACCCCAACGTCACTTGGATTGTTCGCGTTGTCGCCGACAGTGTGACGGGAACCGCTAGTGTCGACTGGAACGGCAACCCGCGAACCGACACTTACGTTCGTGTCACGATCAATATGCCAATCCGCAAAGCTACTTACCGTATGAGCCAAGAGGAATTCAATCATTGGGCTGCTTATCTCTTGCATGAGGTTGGACACCCTCTCGAGACTGACAAGGCTGAATGGAAAGCCGCTGTTGCGGACGGCAAGCACAAGCTTCTGAACAGTCTCGAAGATGTCCGCGAGGAACGTTGCACGATTGCGCGCGGCATTGCCGCCAATGCCCTGACGGTTTTTGGCAGGCTCATCGACATGTTGCACGCAAAGACCGTTGCAGGCGGATACGATCCGAATGAGCCGCAATCCATTGGCTGGACACTTTCCATGTTGGGCCGAAAGGCCAATGGTTACGCCATCGATTGCGACGACATCGCGCAAAGGCTTGATCCCGACGGTATCGTTGGAAAGATTGTGCCTTGGGCTATTCTCGAGTTAGGCGCGTGCCAGTCGACTGCCGATTGCCGGGCTCTTTCCGGGAAGATCATTGCCGCCGTCAATGCCGCGATGAAGGCTGCCAAGCCGGAGCCCGAGCCCGATATGCCCGTCAATCCCGCCCGGTCCAAGCCGGAGCCGACGGGTGGTATGTCCGAAACGGATTTCGAGGAACTCGAGCCGGAGCCGGAGCAAGAGCCGGAGCAGGAGCTGGACGACAGTCTGGTTATTCCTGACGATGAGCCGGAAACCGAGAGCCCGCATGGTAAAATCGAGAATCGCGACAAGCCGGAGCCGGAGCCGGAGCCGGAGCCGGAGCCGGAGCCGGAGGAAGATTTTACGGATGCCGATATCGATGAGCCGGACATGCGCCCGACGGATCGCGACGACTTGATGTCCAGCGGCAAGGATACGCATACGCAAAAGCGTCTGACGGACATGTTGCGCAGGACCTTGGATGTTTTGCCGAGCGCTTTGGACAGACCTATAACCGGCCGCACGGTTAGCGGCAGTGTCGATTTCGTTACCGGCAATGCGTCCAAGATGGGTTTGCAACGCGCGCTCTTGGCGCGTGCGATGAAGGCCAACGATATCGATGAGTTTGATGGCGGACGTTTGACCGGGCGCGTCGACAGGCGGGCAATCCACAAGCTTGCAACGCGAACGTCCAATGCCGTGTTTGGCGTTCGTACCTCGAGTGAAGGATACGATACGGACGTTCAGATACTCGTTGACGGTTCCGGCAGTATGGCGGGTTCGCGCATTCTCGCCGCTTCCACGCTTGCGCTCGTAGTGGCACAGGCAGCCTCACAGGTTGGTGTTGACTGCAATGCGCACGTCTTTACGGACAAGGGATTGAGCATGGCCACAAGGGGTCGTGCCAAGCCGGTAGGACGTAAGTTTGCCTACATGCTCAATCAGATAGATGGCGGAACCCCTCTTACTAAAAATCTTTTGTTGGCCGCGCATCTGCAAAACAAGCGCGCGGCTGGAAAGCGCAAAATCCTTTTCGTCATAACCGATGGGGATTGCGATGAAGGCGCAAATATCGTGCGGGCTGCCGGGCATTACATCGAAAGTCAGGGAACCGAGATTGCCAATCTGCATATTGGTTATCAGGCCATGGGCTTGTTTCGCAATGAGGTTGCCGTTGACGTTGGTAACGTTTCCAAGGTTGGCCTTAAGCAGCTGACAAGCGTTCTCGAGAGGGGCGCGTCATGACGTTCATTCCTGAATTTTGGCTTTGGACAGCTTCCGAGTTTTGGTTTTGGGCGCTTGTCGTTTTGGCCTTTCTGGTATGGAAGGAATAGGTGTTGACATCTTCAACCGGAGCCCCTATGTATGGGGCTCCGATGCATTCCGCATCGCGATAGGAGAAACGACCAATGACCTACATCGTAACGCTCAATCACAACGGCCAGACCTTCCCGCTTCGCGGAACCATTTGGGCGATGAACATGGACCGCGCACAGGTTTTCGTGAGCCGCGAAGATGCGCAAGCTGCTTTGGAAAAGGCGCGCAAGTTTATGAAGGCTGCGCAGTTCAAGGCGGCGCGCATTGTCGAAACCGTCTGAGCCAATCGGGGAGCCTTGCGGCTCCCCTCAATTCCAACCTAGGAGTAACGACCATGAACATCACGCATCCCGACGCAAAGCCGCGTGAACAGCGCGAGCTAGACGAAACCGTTTGGCAATGGGCCCCTTGTGGGCCGCGTTTCTGTGTTGTCACGGCTAACGGTACGATGATCGTACGCGGCACTACCAAGCGTATGGCTCAGGCTATCTGCGCCGAGCATAGGCGCGTTATGGCGGTTCTGTCATGAGCCGCTTCGATGAAATGGCCTTGCGCGCGGACATCCTCGCGCTTGCCGAATTGGAGCGCGCTCGCAAGGCGCGCTTCGCCTATGAGGCGCATCTAGAGCGCGAGGCGGACCGCGCGGTTTACGATCATTCGTTCGACAGCGATCCGTATGGGATGGTCCATGAGCGTTCAAGATACCCATAGAGCCACCTAACAGGCTCGTACAATCGATTTCAGAGGCTCCCGGTATTCCGGGAGCCTTTTTTGCGTTTGCGCTCCTACGGGCTCCGCTGATAGGTTTGCGCCCATGTTCACGCGCATTCCTGCTAAGCATGAGATGGTTCTCATGCATGTGTTAAACGGTTTGCCCGGTTCGCACGCCTACGCCATGGTGTACGGCCAACAGCTGTCCAAGGCCACTTGCGAGGCAAATGCGTCAAGAGTGCTAGGCTCTGCTAGGGTTCAACAGCGGAAGGCTGAGCTATTGGCGGCGAAGGTAGCGCGCGAGCCTGTAGGCGTGCCGTTTCTGGTAGGCGAGGCTCTTGCCGTAGCGCATGAAGCCAGAGCCCTAGGCCAAGGCTCTGCCGCCATCCAAGCCTATCAATTGATTGCGAAATTACACGGGCTCCTAGTCGACCGCGTCCAACAGGACGTGCTGATTCGCAAGCCATCCGCGAGCCCCGACAGTCCCGACGACATGGCAGCCGAGGATTGGCTGTCACAGTACGCTGTCACGCCTCAGCTGCCGGAGCCCGATTCCGAGCCTGACGATAATACTTGAACTATACTTGTGCAACCTAGACATGTGGACTAACATATGTTAGTATCGAAAACACAGCACAACCAGAAAGTGTACAACTTAGAGGCTACATAGTAAGGGCCTAGGTTGTACATGTATAACGTGCATTCTATACTGTAACTATACTATGAATGCAACCTAGAGTAGGTATGTGTTCTTGGTTTGTTCTAAGGGGTGGGGTGTATCCGGAAAGTGGGTACGCCCCTGGGTTGTGGGGCCCCTAAAAAATCCACACCAACCGGGATTTCAACTCGTTCATGGTTTGTTCTTATGGCTCTCGGTTTTTCATCCCTGACGGTGACGGAGGTGCCGGTTAACTCGTCGGCCATCAACTCCGCCAGCTACGACCCCGCCACCTACCTCCTGACCATTTCGTTCACCGACGGCACCGAGTACACGTATGACGGCGTGCCGTCGGACGTGTTCACCGATTTCATTGGCTCGAGTTCGCCGGGATCGTATTTCAACAAGAACATTCGAGGCTCCTATGGATATGCTTGATCGGTGGATCATTCACCGAAGGCCGGAGGCCGGAGGTGCCTAGTCAGCGCGTCATTATCGGATTCAAGCCGCAGCCGGGTCCGCAGGCGGCGTTCCTGCGCGCACCCTTCGACGTCGTGGTTTACGGCGGTGCCCGAGGCGGTGGTAAGTCCTACGCGACGCTCGGCGAGTTCTGGCTGCACGCGGAAAAACACGGCCCCGCCGCGCGCGGTCTCATGGTCCGCAAGACCCGCGAGGACCTCAAGGATACCATCGAGACCGCCCAGCAGATGTACGGTTCCGCCGCGGTCTGGAACGACCAGAAGAAGTTCTTCCGGTTTCAGGGTGGCGGGATGCTGAACATGGCGTATCTCGAATCCGATTCCGATGCCCAGAACTATCAGGGCTGGAGCCTCACGCGGGTCTATGTCGAGGAGCTTACCCAGTATTCCGATTCCCGACCGATCTTCAAGCTGTTCGCCACCCTCAGGTCCTCGGTCCCCGGCATCAAGTGCCAGTTCCGCGCCACCTGCAACCCCGGCGGACCCGGCCACCACTGGGTCAAGAGTTGGATCATCGACAAGGGTCCGATGGCTCCCTACACTGATCCCGACACAGGACTGACCCGTGTATTCATCCCAGCCAGACTCTCGGACAATCCGGCCCTCACCCGCAACGACCCGAACTATATCAACCGGCTGCGTGCTTCCGGTTCGCCTGAGCTTGTACGGGCGTGGCTGGAAGGGGACTGGGATGTCATTGAGGGTGCGTTCTTTCCCGAGTTCGAGAAGAAACGGCATGTCGTCTCGGCCTTCCCCGTTCCGAAGGATTGGATCAGGTTTCGCAGCATGGATTGGGGCAGTGCGAAACCTTTTAGCGTAGGATGGTGGGCCCATGTCCAAGACGATTATGTCACCCCGGCGGAGCGCCGAATATTACCGCGCGGCGCTATCGTTCGCTATCGAGAATGGTACGGCGCTGCCGGACCTGATCAGGGTCTTAAGCTACCGGCGGAAGTGGTCGCGGGCGGGATTGTCGCGCGTGAGGCTGGCGAGGATATCGCGTATGGCGTCCTCGACCCCGCTGCGTTCGCTGTTCTTAGCGGTCCCTCTATCGGCGAGACGCTCGGCCGTTACGGAGCCTTCTTCCGAAGGGCCGACAACACCCGTGCCGGAAGGGACAAAAGGATGGGAGGGTGGGACCAGCTTAGAGCCCGATTGAGGGGCGATGCCGACGGAAACCCCATGATCTTCTTTTTCGAAACCTGCCGTGATACCCTCCGCACCCTGCCGATGATGCAGCATTCCGAGACCAACCCGGAAGATCTGGACACCGACAGCGAGGATCATGCGGTGGACGAAGTCAGATATGCTTGCATGTCTAGGCCGTTCCGGTCCACCTCCGGCTTGGACATTGTCCATGAGGACCGCAATCCCTTTCTGGTTTCCAATGCCTTCAAACTCGAGGAACTGGATCTGTAAACCATGGCTTTCCCCCTGAAATCGAAGGAAGAAAAAGAACAGGGACGCGCCGCGCTGGCCGAGGAGATGGCTCCCGAAGAGGCTGTCGGTGCCGAACAGGATGCGCTGCCCGAAAACGGCGAAGAGGCTCCGCCGACAGGACGCGGGAGCCTCCCGCCGCAGGGGTCGGATTCCGCCATGGTGACCATCCCGGCGGATGTCTTTCGCCAGTTGATGCAGGCCGTCATGGCGGCGCAGGGTCCGAGCACCATGGCCGAGGGACCGCCACCGGCGGGCGCTGCCGAAGCTGGTGGCGACGAAATCCCGCCGGAGATGCTGGCGATGCTGATCCACAAGCAACAGGGAGGCTGACATGGGTTTGCTCGATATGCTCGGCATTGGCGGCGGCGGCGGTAACCTCCGCGACAGGCTCTCCGGCGCGATGGGGCCGGGTGCCCGGGGTGGAACCCCGCAGAGCTTCGAGGAATTGATGGCGCTCACCCACGGCGACCGCGACGCCGCCGCCCGCCGCTGGAACATCCAGCGCAGCGGACGCAACTCGACGGCGTATTCCCCCAGCATGGAGGCCGCCGCTACGGGCGGTGCCGGAGCCGCGCCCACGGCCGACCCCGTGACGACCAGCACGATCCCGACGCCGAGACCCGCCACCGGAGGAGGCGCTGCCGATGCGGCGGTGCCGATTCCAATGCCGAGGCCCGGCCCGCCGCTGCTGGAAGACCGCGCCACCCGCGAACGCCCGCCCGGTTCTTGGGACCTGCCCGTCTCCCCTCGCAGACCTCTCGACACCATGACGGGAGCACCCACCAACAACCCGCCGCCGCCACTCGAGATCGCGCCGAGCCCGTTTCGTGGCCGTGACCCGCTGGCGGCCAGCGCGCCGACCAATAATCCGCCGCCGCCGCTCGAGATCGCGCCTTCGCCGTTTCGTGGCCGTGACCCGCTTGCCGCCAGCGCGCCGACCGAAATCGGTGCCTACGAAGCGTCCAAGCTGAAGAAGCCCGAGAAGAAAAGCCCGATCCTGTCGAAGAAGCGCAGGGGGGTTCGTAGCACCCAGTACAGGCTGTATTGATGGCCACCTATGACGACACCCCAAAGGTCGCCCCTACCCTCAGCGCCGAGACGGGTAAGCCCGGCGTGCCGCCTGTCACCCCGCAGGGTGCCGGGGATGACCAGCCGGATGTGGACAAAGCTTACTGGGAGCGCTGCCTGACGGATGCCGAGCGGGCCGAGCACGACTTCCGTGCCAGAGGTCGGGAGATCATCAAGATCTACCGTAACGACGGCACCTCCGTCCCGCTGACCGGCAAGAAGCGCAACAACTCCGACATCGTTTTCAACATCTTGTTTTCGAACACGGAAGTCATGCTTCCGAACATCTACGCGATACCCCCGACCCCGGTCGTGCGCTCGAGGTTTGCCAAGAAGTCGAGCCCGCCGGTCCCGATGCCGCCGACGGTTCCACCTCCAATGGCTCCTCCCGGCATGGCCCCGCCACCGGCCGGTCCACCCCAGCCCGGTGGCGCGGGTCCGCTTCCCCCTCCCGTGGGTGGCCTCCCCCCAGAAGGTGCTCCGCCCATGATGGCAGAGCCGGGTGGCGGTATCCCCAGCGGCCCCCCGCCAATGGTGCCGCCGCCCGGCGCAGCCGTGCCGCCCGA